CATTCAAACAGACACTTGAACCCAAAACACAAAAACGACATACCAAACGATATATAAATGAAGTTGTTACCTATGCTGTTAACAGAGCAAAATGGAAAGCAGCAACTGAATTTTGTAAAGATAACTCTTGGGAGTTTATGTTAATCACCGAAAAAGAACTTAAAGTCTAATGGCAATCCCCAATAAAGAAACTGCAAGACCCGTCGCCAGTGTTGGTGGTGGTGTTGGTGCGTTCATGGAGACGATGCTTAAAGACGAGACGATGCGTCCGTCTACTCTTAATAAGTATTCAGTCAACTTCGCATCACCCCCAATCCTTCTATCAAAGAGTGTCGGTGGTAAATCTCAGGCAGATAATTTACAACTCGAAACAAAAACTCCTGCAAACTTACTAGATTACTATGCAAAAAGTGTAAGTTTACCTAGCAGACAGATTACTACTGGACAGTTTCAACCTCCAGGTGCGTCAGTAAGATACGCAACCAACCAAGCATTTAGTCAGATGCAGATTGAGTTTCTAGTTCCTGCATCTCAATACACAAGATCTATATTTGAAACATGGGTCAATAGAATTTCTAGAGATTCCAATCAGATGGTAGATTTCTATCAAGAGTATTGTTCTCCTAGGGTAAGAGTTTATAAGTGGGAGACACAACAAGCACAAAACGTTCTTACTGGTTGTTGGGAGATGAGAAATGTATTCCCATATAACATTGGATCTATTCAGTTGAACAATGAACAGAATCAAATTATGTCATTGTCCATGGGATTCTATTACGAGAGATATAGATTCTACTCTGCAGATGCATTCTCTGATCCTGGATTGAGAAATCAAATCACTGTTCCTGGTTCGATTGGTGATACTTTCAAAGCTGATGAAACCAGTGGCAATACTACAGTTAATACGACACCAAAATACAGCGGAGAAACATATACAGTATCTGGTGTTACATACAGAAGTGACACTGGTCAACCCATTTCATTTGATGGTTCATATACAGGTCCTCGCTAACCTGACTAAATAAAAACATGAAGTGAACTACACCTTATGGCATTACCTAAGCTAAATGTACCTAAGTACAAATTGAAACTACCGTCAGACGGTAGGACTGTGAACTATAGACCTTTCCTTGTTAAAGAAGAAAAGTTATTATTAGTCGCAACTGAGACTGGTGAACAACCAGAGATCATCGATGCAATCAAAGATATTATTCAATCATGTACAGATCTAGATTCTGTAGATGATTTAGCAACCTTTGATATTGAGTATTTGTTTCTACAGATTAGAACAAAGTCTGTAGGAGAAGAAGTTGAAGTATTAGTCAACTGCCCTGATGACGAAGACACTCAGGTCAAGGTCAAGATTCCTCTTGATCAGATCAAAGTCAAGAAAACTAGGGGACACAAATCTACTGTTCAACTAACTGATGAGTGCGCTGTTGAAATGGGATATCCAAGTCTGGATATGTTTGTGAAATTAAACTTCACCGATCAAAACATTGGTGTGGAAGAAGTTTTTCAGATGGCAGCAGCATGTGTGAAAACTATTCAAGATCCTAATCAGGTCTATGAATGTAAAGACGTTCCTCAGGAAGAGATCCTTGCATTCTTTGATGATATGAATAGTGGGCAGTTTGCAAAGATTCAAGATTTCTTTGACACCATGCCCAAATTAACTCACACTGTGAAGGTTACTAATCCTAACACTGGAGTAGAAAGTGACGTAGTACTGGAAGGACTAGCAAGTTTTTTCGGTTAGCCCTACTTCATACTAATCTACAATCATACTATGAGGGTAACTTTGCACTGATGCACCACCACAAGTGGAACATCGAACATATAGACAACCTTATGCCATGGGAAAAGGAAATCTATTGCGACATGCTTATCAACCACCTCAAAGCAGAGGAACGTAGAATGAAGGAGAAACCATAGCAGTGGCAAAAATCGTAGCATACAAGTTTGTAAATCCAGGTGGAAGATCTGTAAGATCCTCTGGAGGAATTGCTGCGAGAAAACAACTGCTTGCTGTTAATCGTGTTGGTGCTAGTACAAGTAGTTTAGCGACTACATTAAGTGACATTGCAAAAATCAATACAGCATTTAAAAGAACTGAAACTGAGATAGAGAAACAGCAACGTAGAAAACTACAAAGAGAAAGGGATAATCAAGCAGAAGAGTTGCAAGAAGGTAAGAGTATTGAAAAGGGAAAGGTCGATGGAGAGTTTAAAAAGGAAATTAAAAAGAAACCTAAAGGTGGTCTTGTAAGTAAAGCATTTAAGGCAAAGAATGGTTTCTTTGCCTTCTTAGAGGGATTCCTAGCTCCCATTGGTGGTCTGATAATGAAAATTGCTGCTAAGGCAATCTTCGCCAACATTCTTCTCTACCTATCAGACCCAAAGAAAAGTGAAGAGGTAAAAGTTTTTATTGAGAAGGCATCGTTTGTCTTCAAGAAACTCTATCAGTTTGGGTCGATGATTGTTGGCAGTGTCATGGACACTGTTGGGCAAGTTGTTGGGAAGGAATCTACTCTTTCAGAGAGACTCATTGGACTTGGTAAGATAATCGGTGCCATCACTGGCATGACATTATTGCTTGAAGGTGTTGGGATGGTTAGGGATCTTTTCAACACTGCAGAAGATGTTGCTGATACTGTAGACACTGCTAAGGATGTTAAGCGTGCAATGCGGACGCAGAAAACAGTCAAAGAGTTAGGAGAGCAGTTCGGTCAGAAGGCAGGAAAAAGATATGCAATGCTCATTGCTGATGGTGCTGATGATGCAGCAGAACTCTTTGCAAAAACACTGCGAGAGACTGGTGATATTAAACAGGCAAATAAGGCAGTAAAAGCATTTACAGAAGGACTCGATGTAGCAGCGGATGCTGCAAAAGTAGCAAAACAACCTGGGTTCTTTAGTAGGATGATGTCGAAGGGTAAAAACTTCGCAGTAACACAAGGACAAAGAGGATTAAATTTTGCTACAACTGAAGGAAAAAAACTATTAGAACTTGGATCAACTGCACTTCAGAATCTTGCTGCCAGGTTTCCTAAAGTTGATATCATTGGAGCGTTAAAGAGTCTTCCAGATAAAACAGTAAAGAAGTATAAACAGGTGGCAGCGTGGGGTGCTCAGGCGATGGACAACGCCAAAGCAGGGATCAACTCACTCACGGAGACTATTGGTAAGGGATTTAATAATCTTGGTAAGTTTGCACAAGAGCAGGTTCTTGGCAGACTTTATAACAAGTTCAAACCATTCTTTGATGGTATTTCTGATGTAGTCAAACCTATAATCAGTAACTTTAAAAAGAATTTGTTATCCATTCCAGGAATGGAAAAGGCACCTGGGGTCTTGAAGAAGATGGGTATCAATGGTTTCGGTGACATTTCTAAGGCAGGTTCTAAGTTAGGAGCACGAGCATCGAGTTTCTTACCCTTGATTGGTAGTATCGCAAACTTCTTATTTGCTTATCAACGTCTGTCACAGGGTGATACTATTGGTGCTTTGATTGAAGGCGGTTCGGGTGCAATCCAGTTTACAGGAGAACTAGCAACAGTAACAGGTGTAGGTGCAGCACCAGGTCTAGCCGCGATCATAGCATCATATGCAGGTGACGGTTACATGTTCCTTCGTGACTTCATTCCTGAGATACAAGAGAACGAAGAAAAGGCAGTTGGCGCAATGGGTCTAGGTGGAATTAAGAAGTTTATTGATCAAGCAGTCTCTAAAGTATTGCCTGGGTTTGGTGCCATTATGAAGGCAGCGACAGGTGATCTTGAAGGTGCAGGAGAAATGTATAAGGATCAGAGTAACTATGCAGGTCAAGGTTCAATGACCGAACAAACAAAAGAACCAATTGATGTTGAAGATCCAATCTCTATCTCTACAAAAGGTAAAGTTTCAGGTCGTTTTGATATGGAAACTGGCAAAGGATATATTAATGATCGCGAAGTTCCTATGGAAGAGTATGAAGCATTTGCAAACATGAGTATGGCAGAGAAGTTAGCGAAATATAGTAAAGCAGCAGGTGGTTTAGTAGGTTCTATTAGTGCAGTGAAAGGTTCTCTTACTGCAGTAAAACGTATTGCTTCCTCTAAACTATCAG